CGACATATGAATTATAGTAAGCAGGTTCATCTGTACCTTCTATCACAGCAGTAAGTACATTCCATTTAATTTGATAATATGCTTCATAATAACGTAGGCTTCTTTTGTTTTTATACTCTGCTATAACTTCAAACTTAAATTTTTCTTTACCTATTTTTTCTATATCTTCATTTAAATATTTAGAAGAACCTGTATACTGTTCCCATTTAGAAGGTGTTTTCTTTTTACCCATAAAATATTGCTTACATCCTACATATGCTTTATCTAATTCGGTATTCGTTATAATATAAACAAATCCAAACTTATCCAGGTTAGGCACGAAAGGTTCTTCAGTTTCATACCTAACCCAATGACTCTGCACTATGTAATCTCCGTTACATTAGGTTCTCTTTTAACTTGCGTAAGATATTTCTTACCCCTTTCATACTGAAAGATACGAAGTCCTTTACCATCATTAGCATCACTCCAACACTTAGACTTATGAGAACAGAAAATGCAACGAACATCAAGCTTACGATTCCCAGACTTACCTTCAGGCAGGTCATCAAAACATTTACTAGGTGCTGTTTTATGTTTGATAATTTTTTTAAGATGTGTAATTCTTTTCTTTGCATTAATCATTTCCAATGAATTAACAGGAGATAAACATATCTCTCCACTTTGTTTATCAATAGCTAAGAAAGCTGCTCTATCTACACCATTTGCTTCAGCATACGCAGACATCTGTGCTATGTAACCGAAGGGATCATCCTCTGAAAGAGTATTGTTCTTAAACTTTTGAAAGGCTCGCCAAGATGCACTCTTACAATCAATAAGAAAATTATCAATCATACAATCTTGATGTCCTTTTATACCTGCAACAGTAACTTCCTTTTGTTGATGTGTAACCTCATGTCCTGCAACAGATGATAATAATATTAACAACTCTTCTAAAAGATAACCATATAAAAATTTAATTCTTAAACTAGAAGATAATGGTTTTTCATTTGGCTCATTAATATCATACCATAGTTGTCTATCTGGTCTACCAATAACAGATAACCTTAAATTTTTATTTGCTCTTGGCATCTCATATAGGAATGTTTTTAAATGTTGTTTAATAGATACAGCAAAAGTATCTATCAAATTATCCACTTCTTTCTCAGGAATTGGTGGATCTTCTGATGTAAATAATTTATTAATATCTTCTACTAAAGTTTCAATTTTTTTCATACCATAAATAAAGGGGTACTATAAATAAATATAATACCCCTTGCTCCTTGTAAAATTAAGATGCAAAAGCATCTTTAGGTTGTGATGGTATAGTATAACCACCTTCTTCAACATCAAACTCATCTGTGCCTGATGCATCTGCATATGGTATTAAGTCTGTAACCATTACTTTCTTTAGGTCTGCAGTAACCCCTTCTTTACCAGCATATGTCCAAGCTCTAGGGTTATATAACACACGAACTTTAGAACCATTGCCTATCTTTCTTCCGTCCCAGGGCTCTTTAGCAGCATCCATTACAACTGGAGCATTAAATCTTCCACCCTTTGGATTGTTTACTTTCTGTTTAATCACAACATAATCTGTTGGATGTTTATCGTTAGCAGGTTTAAGAATTAAACCATCTTCTACTACAGTTTTCATACTTTCTTCGTCAAGATCACAAACATTAATTGACCATACAGGTTCAAAATTAGTGTTTGGTTCTGTAACAGAAGCATAGTAAGCTGTACCTGTTATCATTTTTGCCATATCAAATCCTTTCATTGGCTATTTATTTTAATAACATTATTATGACATACTTTAAATAGAATGTCAAGAACTTTAATGAGTTTCTGCCCAAGTATTTCCAACTTTATATTCACTATCTAATGGACATCTAACTTTCAGAGTTTTTTCTGTATCTTTAATAGCTAAATTTGTTATCATACAAAACTCTTTTACATCTTTATTTATAACTTCGAATTGATATTCATCATGTATACTCCCTACTAATTTAACATCTACTTGTTTTTCTTTAACTCTGTCCATCATATGTACAAGCCATTGTTTACAAATGATTGCACCTGCTCCTTGTAATAATGTATTCAAAGCAGAATGAACACTACGGATATGAAGTATACGTCCATCAATAGCACGAAGAGTTTTAGAACGAGCACTCTTCTCAACCCTTGATCTTAATCTTCGTAATGATGGAAGGTTAGATAAGAATCTATTTATTAATTTTGTTCCTGCTTTCTTATCTAATCCTAGTATACTTCCTATCTTCTCAGAACCTGCACCATAAAGAAAAGCATATATAAAAGTCTTTGCTTGATCTCTATCTTTAATACCTGCAAGTTCCATGTTCTTAGTATGTATGTCACCATTTAATATTTCTTCTGTATAATTATCATCTCTTAAATAATGAGCAAGACATCTTAATTCTAATCCACTTGCATCAGTACCAACTAATTTATGTGTATCAGTATTAGAAACTGTCCATAAACTTCTACACTCTTTTCCATATTCAGAATAAACTGCAGGTATCTGTGCCATATTAGGAGAGTGATGTGCCATACGACCTGTTACAGTTCGTAATGTCATTACCTTGCCATGCACTCTCCCATCATCTCGACAGGCATTAATCCAGGAGCTAATCATAACAGATCTTTTTTGTATAAGAAAATATCTGATAAACTTTTTAGCTAATGGAATAAGTTCTGGTTCTGTTATAGTTTTTAATACAGCTTCATTAACAACAACATGATCTTTCTCAGTTCTTACAGTAGGTTTCCAACCTCTGTCCATAAGTCTTTGTCCAATCTGTTGACGAGATGCAATATTAAAAGGTATTTCTTTGGTCTTTGTTTTTAATTCAATAATGGTAGGTTCAAATGTTTGTAATGACCATTGTTCTAGTTCATATAGTTCATCACTTAACTGTGCATTTAACACCATAGCATCTTTTAAATTTAAAGCAAAACCATTTTCTTCTTGTTGATCTAACAGTTGTCTAACCTTATGTTCTAACTGTAAAGATTCTGTAGAAAATTTTCTTTTATCTTCTTCTAATTGTTTGGCTACCATATAAGTTATTTCAGTATCTTGTTTACAGTAGTCTAACATATCAGGAGTATACTCTTCAAAAGAATCAACGTCACCTTTAGGTTGATGTAATCTTTTTCCCCAAGCTTCTAATGAATGTCCATCCTCTCTTATAGGATTAAACAGTTGTGATTCAAGAAGAGTATCTCTTACCTGAGATGCTTTGATATCTGAATTGGTAAACTTATTCAATAGTGGTGCATCAAAAGATAAACCATTGTGCATAATAAATGTATCAATTAACTTCGACCATTCAGCAAACTGTTTACATTCATCTTGTACCCATGTTTTTGTTCTACCTGTATCATAACACTTGGCAACAATACAATGTATCTTCGTTGCTTTTGGTATTGTTATCTTACCATTTTTTATTACAGCTTCTTTTAAGCCATTGGTTTCTATATCAACTATCGCTGTTGTCATTCTCTTCTCTTTCTTCTGTTGCACCACACCAATTACATTCTTCATCTACACCTATCTCCATATCAGTTTCTTCGATAGGGCAGTAGTGTTTCCACATTTTACACATTATAGCATACCTTTATAGTTAATGTCAAATTAAAAATCATCTTCACCTGCAGCAGGATCATCTACTTGTATCATTCTACCTGTATCTTTATTATAATGTAGATGACAAGCTACTCCTGTTTCTCCTGTATATCTATTTTTTAAGATACGAATGGTTGTTGTGTTAGCAATGTTATCATCATCTGCTTGTTGGTTTCTTTCTAAAGCTATCACTCCATCTGATAAATGAGCAATACTTGCAGACCCACGAAGATGTGATAGAGAAACTTCTTTTCCATCTTCATGTCCTCTATCCCCTGTGGGTCTGCGTAGGTGAGAAACGAGTAATAATCCTATCCCTGTTTCTTCTACCAATGATCTTAACTTTGTCATTAGAATATCAATAGATTTTCTTTCATCCCCATTATCCTCTTGTCCTGATACTAAGATAGATAGATGGTCCAGGAATATCCATTTACAATCTAAAGACTT